GATATCGCCAGCATGCACTACGCCAGGCGCCAGCGGTCGGTTACCAGGTGGCAGCATGGAGTAGCCTGGGGCGAGTACGCAGAGAGCGGGGAAGGGTGTACGGTGAACGTACTCTCGCCCATTGGAGGCGTATGGCGATACCCAGTGTAGATTGGGCAGCGGCCCTAGACGCCTACGTGGCCGGAGATCGGGAGGAGGTAGTGCCGCCCGGGTGGTTTACAAAAATTGCTATCGCAAAGCTGTGGGGCAAAACGCCCGTTTATACGAACAAGGTCTTAACGCGAATGATGAAATCTGGTGGTGCGGAGAGAAAAGTATTTTCGATTAGGATTAAAATATGCGACCGGGGCAGTAAAGTAGGGCATTGCCGCAGGGTGCCGCACTATCGGCTCACGCCTAGCAAATCACGCAAAAACTAGCGGCTTTTTTCTTTTGCCAGCTCCTTGACGAGCAGAGTGGTGATAAAGGCAGATAAACTTAATCCACCCTTCTTGGCCATTCGCTCGCCGTGGCGCCATCGCAAATAAATCTCACAATCATTTGCAGAAAACGCTTGCAGACTAATCTTTTTCTCACTAATAAATCTCGCCAGATGACGCCACGAATTTTTGTAATAAACTTTTGTCAGAGGGCAAACGGGGTGATTTTCAATCAAATCATCAACCCAGTCGTGGCCGTTATCCGTTCGCTTTTCGTTCACTCCAATTCTTGCGGCCTCAGCCGTTGCCTTTGCGCGGTGCAGAGTATTGTCGATTCGGTATCGCGTGCTTTTGCTACGCCATTTTCCAGTCGGGTCTTTAAAACGAATGTAGAACCACGGATTGCCTTTCTTAATGTAGGAATAGGCCATAGTTACAAAGGTAACATTTGGGCAGTTTAACGCAATAATATACAATGAGCCTTCCAATTATAATCGATCAAATCAAATCAGGTAATTGTACCGTGGGTTCAAATCCCACCCCGTCCGAGGCTTATCACTACAACGACTTACGCCGAGATAACGACACGGCTGTAGCAACTGAATCCAAGCTAAAGCATTACCAGCAAAATTCCTTTTTAATTCGCGGCGGGTACACGGCGGAGCCCGCATACCACCCTAACCCCTCCGTCGCCCGTATGTGGAGCGCCCAACGATGATTTCTTGGGAGCTAATGCGCGATCTGTCGCAACTCTCTGGCTTTATCGTGGGCTGGGCGTTGTTTGTTGGGGCAGGCATCGGCGGCCTTGTGGTTTGCCTTCTTACTTTTTGCTGGGTGATCGACGTGGTTAGGAAGCATTTAAAGGATTGGCGATGATTCGCGACCTAGAAAAAGAGGGCGTGTTGCCAGCTACCGCCAGCCAGAGCTACGGCTCGGCTCAGCTATCCCAGACCACTGCTCTGATCGATCTACAGGTTAAGCACCGCGATCTTCGCAATCGCTTAGATCGCATAGAGGAGATTCTTGAAAGCCTCTTAAAGAAAAACGGGGTGCAATCGTGAGCGCCTTAGCCGCCAAGTTTGAGCTGCTTTGGAAAGTAGCCGGTGGCCCGGAGCTAGTGGCCGAGCACACTTTTCACCCTACCCGCAAATGGCGCTTTGATTTTGCCTGCAAATCCGCCCGCTGCGCAATCGAGCTGGATGGCGGGGCGTTCCTGCCGTTCGGAGGCCGTCACGGCCGCGGGATGGGGATGGTCAAGGACTGCGAAAAATATCGAGCAGCCGCCGACCTGGGCTGGCGCATCTGGCGCTTTACCACCAAGTGCATCACGCAGGAAGCGGTTGCGATGACTGCTAAGTCATTCCGCCTTTCGATGAAGGAGAAAAAATGATTATCAATCACACGCCCGAGGAAGAAGCCGAAATGGAAAAGGCAGCGTTAAAGGTGCACTACGAATTAGACGAGAGGGAGTCAGCACGCATTGAGGAGGACGAAAGCAGTGAGTGAGTTCCGCCTGATCGAAAACATTGAAGTGATGGCCTGCCGCAATTCAGCCGAGCGAGTGGTGAAAGCGCTGAACCGTGGCGAGGTGCAGCAAGCCAAGGATTTGGCCCGCAAGCATGAGATCGCTTGGCACATCACCGATCGTGAATTTCAAACCCTAAACCAACCGCATCGGAACAACGATTTTTGCGATGACGAATAGTCAAAGCAAAACCAAGAAACCAAAACAAAGAAAGGAAATCCTAGTATGCCAATAGTAGCAAGCAGAGGGGGAACCTATACGCCAGCCCCCGAAGGATCGCACGACGCAGTATTCTGCGACGTAGAAGATCTTGGCGTCATTGAAACCATGTACGGAAAGAAGCATCAGATTCGCCTGGTGTGGCAAATCGCTGACAAGATGGAGGACGGCCGCCCGTTTACCATCGGACGGCGTTACGGCTTGAGCCTGCACGAAAAGGCAGCGCTCTTTAAGGATTTGAAATCCTATGCCAAAAAAGCCCCACCGCAGAATCTGGATCTGGAAACGCTCATCGGTAAGCCGTGCACGATCCTTGTAGTGCACGTGGAGCGTGACGGATCTACCTACGCGAACGTGCAGGCGGTACTGCCGGCCGGCGCAAAGAAGGTGACCGTAGATAAGGCGTTCGTGCGGAAAATAAACCGCAACGGCGCGACAACCGCAACCGAGTTAGATCACGACGGAAACCCCGTCCCGTTCTAGCCATTTGGCTGGGGTGGGCAATTCCCACCCTGGCCAGAAAGATTTTATGGAAATCCTAACAATCGTAATTCAAATAATGCTGCCGCTGGTAGCCGTAGCGCTTGGTCTGCAGCTGATGCACGCAATCGGAAGGTGGAACTGATGGCCCCGATCATCGTCACCGCTAAAACGGAATCGGCGCACTACTACCTAAAGTCGGGTGAGTCGTGCCACGGTGATCTGCGATCCGCTCGCAAGGTGGGGGCGTTTCCATCTGTTACAACTACCCTAGCGGCAGCGGGCCCACAAAAGACTGGGCTGATAAATTGGCAAGTGGAGCAGGCGATGTCGTCATCGCTAACTTTGCCACACATTGAGGGCGAATCTCTGGCCGACTTTGCCAAGCGAGCAGTGCTGGACAGCAGAAAGGAAACTGAGGCCGCTGCTGCCAGGGGAACACACATCCATTCTTTGGCTGAAATCATAATTAACGGGGAGGAGCCGGGCGAGCTGGTGAAAGGCTACGAGGAGCACTATGCGGGCTTGAAGGAATGGCGTGAGTGTTGCGTGACTAAGGTGCATGAAAGCGAGTCCGTCCTAGTTAATGAGGCCGAAGGCTACGCAGGCCGAGTGGATTTGATCGCAGACATCCACGGCGTGATTGAGGTGGTAGATTTTAAGACACGGAAATTTAAGAATGGTAAGGCTGCAGGCTACGAAACCGATCTGCTTCAGCTCAGTGCCTATGCGTACGCTTTCACGGACGACGGGATGGCTTGCCGAAACATTCTGATCGATCCAGTCACCGGCCAGCTGCAGGAGATCCGCTACACCGCCGAGCAAGTTGCCCAGGCGTTTGATGCGTTTACGTCCATCTGCAAGGTGTGGCGCTGGCTTAAGAAGTACGACCCGCGTGAGGTGCAGAATGATTGAGGTACTGCCAGAGGAAACCACCCACGACCAGTTGCTTAACCGCGTGCGATCGCTTGCCCGGCAGTTAGCGGAGGCCAAGGCAGCGCTGGCGGCTAGCGAGGCACGCGAGAACGATCTGATGGATCGGATAAGAAGCGGGCTATGAGGATGCTGCTTTCTATCCTTGCGCTGTTTGGGTTTAGCACTAGCAAGCTAGGCAACGCTCTAATCGATTTGCGCCCGATTGCCAAGAAGATTGACGTAAAAAAAATCAAGGTGCGTATAACTGGCTACTGGCCGGGCGAAGATGAGTGGAGCAGCCGTTATCAGTCCAGCACTGGCACACGCCTGCGGGCTGGCCGTCACTGCGCCGTCGATCCAGACATCATTCCGCTGTGGAGCAAGATCCGCATCCTAAACGGCAAGCGGGAGTGGGTGGCCGTGGATACTGGTACTGCAGTCAAAAGCAAAAAGGCAAGCGGTGGAAAGCTCCCGGTAATCGACGTATTCGCCGCCAGTGAAAAGCAATTTAACGCAATGGGATTGCCAAAGGTGGCGATGGTGGAGGTGATGAAGTGAGCACAAAAGCCGCCACTTTCGCATCTAAACGCAATCGGGCTGCTGGCCTTGGTGATACCCGGCCGACGTTTCGCCGCCTAGGCGTCATCGTTGGCAAGTTGCGCCGAGATCTGTGCCTGCCCAGCTCTGCCCGGTTAGGCGCAGAGCTTGAATGTAGCTACAAAACGATTCAGCGGGACATTGACTTGCTCAGAGATTTCTTTGGCTACCCGCTAGAATACGACGCCTGCAAGTACCACTACAAGCTGTCAGGGCCGCTGCCGAAGGCGGTGTTATGAAAACTGTAAAAGGATATTTTTTTACTAACGATCCTAATAAATGGGATCCGCGATTAGGCGAAAACGCTCCACACGGTGACGATTGGGCAAACGTACATACTTGGTTTGATAACGACCTATATCATTGGACAAGCAGAATATCGTGTGGGTTGCCGGGCAAAAGGATTGGCGTCTTGGAAGTAGACGCACAATCAGAACAAGAGGCGATAGAGGCGGCGATTGCGTGTGCCAGAAATTTAGAATGACCCTTTCGCAACTCATCACTTTCTTTGATGCCCGCATCATCGGCACCTACACGCCGGAGCAGTACGCCAGCTGTGTGCTAGAGGCGCGTGCCAATCGCATGCGCTGGGGAATGGGGCAATGGTGAGCGTAAAGCGTTTAACCTGGCAAATCGAAATCCTTGAGCGGGCGAAGAAAAGCCTGATCGACGGCCGGCTGGTCATAGCACGCAGTCGGCTGGATATGGCGCTGCACATTGCCAAGGAGCTACTGAAGCGGGCGCAGACTTACCAGAAGCGAGACGCGGAGAAGAAAAAATGAGGGCGTTGTCGTGGCTTCTATACTGGTTAGGAGATCTGGTTAGCAGGACTTTGTGCCGCTGGGGCTTGGCCGGATCGCTCTATCAGAAACTGATGCTCTGGTCGGTCGAATGCGACAAGGAATTTAACGTCTGGAAAGAAGTGAAACCCCGCAAAAGGAGAAAGCGCAAATGAAAGATCTTGGCAAAATTACTTTTGGCAAATCACGGCCTGCACCTAAGCAGGTTCTGGTCGACGTAACCTATGACGCCAAAACGGCAAAGGCTCTCCACGCATTTGGGCTAAAGCAGCTAAAGAAAGACCCCGAAGCGGTGATCGAGTACGTCATCGTCAAGGCGCTGGAAGGGTTTGCAAAAAAATGATTACACTGCCCCCAGCCACCGAGGCCGTTTACCACAACGGGGCGCCGGAAGGTGAGCGCAACACGCAACTGTTCCGCATGGCGCTGCAATTCCGTGATCAGGGTTTGTCGCAGTTTGATGCGGAGTCAGAGGCCGAGATCTGGGGCTTTAAAAATGGACTAACCCAGAATGAATGCGTGGCAGCCGTAAAATCCGCTTACAGCAAGCCAGCCAGGGAGGCGTGGCGGCCGAAAGCCAAGTATGGCTATCAGAACGGGGCGATCGTGCGTGAGGATCTGCCGGTGCCACCCATGCCGATCAGCGTGGAAAGTGGGCCGGTCGACAAGTTTTTAACCACCTGTTTCGACGTGGGTGATAGTATCAACATCTGCCGATCGATTAAGGACGGCGACCGCGAGCGGCCGGACGGTGCGGGCGAAACTCGCACCCGCGAGGAATGGCTCGAGCTGTTTAAAGGCGACGGGTTGGCAATATGGCAAGGCGACGCAGTGGGCGTCTACGTCTCCATCAACGCGAACAACGGTAAGAATCGCAAAGCTGAGTCGATTACCAAGTTTCGCCACTGCTTAATCGAGTTTGATGAAAGCACCCTGCAAGAGCAGTGGGCGATTATTAAGCGCAGTGGGTTGCCTACGTCGTCGATCATTAAGAGCGGTGCCCGGAGCCTGCATGCGTGGGTGGACGTAAGGGCGGCCAATGCCAAGGAGTTTGCCGAGCGTGTAGATTTTATTTACAAGCACCTCGAACACTCGAAGCCTGACAGCGCCAACAAGGACGCCTGCCGGTTGTCCCGGTTGCCGGGGGCCATGCGTACCGCCACCGGCCAGCAGCAGGAGTTGGTCGAGTGTGGTGCGCCGACGCTGACCTACATCGAATGGCAAGAGCGCACGATGTATGGGGATTTGCCTGAGCCGTATAAATGGGAGGATCTGGTAAATTTTAAAGAGGATTGCGACCCGACCCAGTTGCTAGGTAAGCGCTGGATCTGCCGGGGTGGATCGGCGCTATGGGTGGGTAGTAGCGGGCTGGGAAAGAGCGTGCTGTGCTTACAGGCCGCGATTACTTGGGCGTGCGGTCGTGATCTGTTTGGTATATCGCCACACGGTAAGCCGCTGAAGTCGCTCATCGTGCAGGCCGAGAACGATGATGGCGACGTGGCAGAGGCGCTACAGGGTATTCTCAAGGCGTTAGACTTAACGCCAGAGGAGTTGCAGATGGTTAAAGAAAACATAGTCATCGTGCGTGACTGCACCTCTACAGGCGAACGGTTTGTCGATCGAATGCGTAGATTGGCCGAAAGACATAAACCGCACTTAGCCTGGGTAGATCCTTTGCTGGCGTTCATCGGTGGCGACTTATCCAGCCAAGAGACGGCCGGCGGATTCCTGCGCAATTTGCTTAACCCTTTGGCGTTAGCTGGCGGGTTTGCGTGGATGTTAATGCACCACACGCCTAAGCCGACGCGGGACGGCAGCGGGTACCAGGGGCACGACAAGGCGTATAGCGGATTCGGATCGTCGGAGCTGACGAACTGGGCGAGGAGCGTATTAACCCTAGCGCCTTGTGGTCAGGATGAGGAAGGCACGTACACCTACAAGTTGGAGGTGACCAAACGCGGGAAGCGGTCTGGGTTGCGTCCTAACCGCACTGCGAGCGATTTCATAGCGTCTAACGTCCAGCCGTGTGTTCACTTAAAGCATTCGCAAGTGGGGCTGGCGTGGATGGAAGGTGACGCTCCTGAGAAGAAAAGGCCGGGGCCAAAGCCTGATGCAGTTAACTGGTCTAAGTGCAATGTTATGCCATGCAGTTGGGCTGAGTTGGTAAGATGGGTGCAAGGTCATACCGATAAGGCTGAGAATACTGCAGGCCGATATATCGCTACCGCTAAGGAAGCCGGAGTGATCTGTGAGGTTGACGGAAAATACAGATTAAAGGAGGCCCAAATTGAGCAGCCTTTTTAACCCCCAAATTAACTTGGTGGCCACCCAAATTAACTTGATACCACTACCATCAAGATCCCCCCTTAAAGGGGGATCTTGGGGGTGGGGGTTGGGGGCGATTAGACAACTTGGGGGTAAACTATGATAGATCAAGAAGCAATCGAACGTATCCCAGCGTCAATCCCTCACCCTTCTATGATCATAGATAGCCTACAAGATCTGGTTTGGGAGTCGTGTAGCGATCTGAAAATCACGGTCACCACGTCATCGGTTGCGACTATGACTAAGGTGATAGAGCATCTTTTCCAGCATTCGGCGGATCACCCCGCCATGGCTAATCGCACCGACACCCTAAGTCATGCTGTGCTGAACATATCGCTAAACCGATCGCCCGAATCGATGACGGCCGTGGCTAAGCGATTTAATCTAACTAAGCAGGCGGTCAGCAAAAAGGTGACCGAGATACACGATCGGTTGGGCATACGTGCACGATCACAGAAAAGCGAGAAGGCCCGTGAGTCTTACCGCAAACGAGCATACCGCGTACACGCCAAGCGGCGGCGTGAGGCGCCTAAATTTAATAACGCCGCACTAATGAAAGGCATGAACAAATGAAGTTAAAACCAGTAATAGAAAAACTAAACAACACACGCGATAAGGCGTTGGAGCTGATCGGCAAGACCATCGGCTTAGCGTCTGATGCAGGTGTAATAATCCAGCAGGCAAGAGCAGATGGCCAAGACATTGTGGCTATCTGTGAGGAGGCAGGGATCACTGAGGAGGTGGGCAAGCGATATGAGAAAGTCGCTGCCGCACAGCACAAGCTAGCCAATGGCGACGCTGACCCCGGACTGATGCGCCAAACATATTTGCGTATCGGATTCCTGCCCGACCCCATCACTATGAGTGAGCCTAGTGAACCCAAGCACTTCCTGTTTCCAATCATGCAAGCACGGCAGTGGTTAGCATCGAGAGGCGTGAAATTTATTTCACAGGACAAGGGATTGCGTGCGCAATTTCTTGCCGAGGCCGAGCCAATCGTTAAGACCTACAACGAGTTGAAGGATAGCGCCTAGGGGCTATCGCTAACGAGATATGACAAAATGGCTAAGGAATCTTTTAATTTTGCGTTACAAGCCGCGATGGCAAAGACT